TCTACTACTGCTACTATAGCTAATACTGCTGGAAAATATGAATGTTTTTCCAATAACTATCAAAACAGAACTTTTACAATTGCTTTTTGGTTTAATTTAAATAATCAATTAAATGGTTCGGGTGCGGGCACTTATGCAAATGATCAACTCACCCTGGTATCAGTAAAAAACGGCGCAACAGTAATTAGTAAAATTGTATATGATTATAAATCTAATACTATTAGATATAATTTTCCAGGAACCAACAATATAGATTCCTATACTATTTTAGATGATTTAGATAAACAATATTATGTGGTTGCAACCTATTCTAACGGAGGTCACTCCATAAAAATAAATGGAATAAATAGTTCTATTGGATCAATTAATGATTTTTCAAATATAACAGCAGCAACAAAAAATAATATATCTTTTGTTATTGAAGATACAAATACCACATCAAATTTTCTTATAAATAGTTTAGCTTTTTATGATTACCAGCTTTCAGATGAGCAAATAAAAAGACATATTCTTTGGGCGGGAAATGATGAAAAACCAAACTTTCAAGGTTCTATTTCTGCAAGTACATCTATATTTACATTTTTAGATGACAGTCAAGATTTAGGATATGCAAAAACTATTTCTGGACAAGATTTTTTAATACTTGGAGAATTAGATAAATTAAATGTAACTGAATCTGGACTAACCCCATTAAAACTAAAGGATCCAACATTTAATATTAACTACGACAATACAGCATCGTATACAATAAATAGTTCTTCTGGTATAAATTGGTCAGGTTCTGCGGGAGTAGATATTAATTTTTTATCAAATTATTTCAATATGAAAACTGGATTTACTTTATACATGACAATAAATAGAACTTCTACTGGAAGTTATAATGAATATTTATTTGGTTTATCAAATGTAAATGGACAAAGCATGTTTTTAGAGTACAATGTTCCAGATGGAAATACAAATTATTATTTAAAAATGTATGATTCTTATACTGGATCTACCACAACAATTGTTAGTTTAGCTAGTGGTCAATTAGCATCTACCGCAAAAACTTCAAATGTTGCTGTGCAATTTTCTGGAAGTTTGATTAATCTTTATACATCTGATAATTCTGGAATAACAGCATCATCTACATCTGGTTTACCTCTTAACATGAATCAAAATTCAATATTAACTTTAGGAAATAATTATAATTCTCCAAAAACTTTATATTCTTATATAAAAGATTTTGGTATAACAAATCAATATTTTGCTAGTGTTACATCAATTCCTTTTGGTAGTGTATCTAATTTCATTATGCCGTTAACAGCATCATCTAGCCCATTTCTTATTAAACAAAGAGGAACCTGGATACATCAAATACCATCCGTAGTTATACCGTTTTATAAATTTTATGGAACAGTCTTTGACTGGAAAACAATGGATAATTGTCAGGTATCCTACTCTGTTGACAACGGTAATACCTATAACATTGTAAATAGACATCAAACTGCAAGTTTGTATAATACAATTGGGGTTGCGGGAAATATTGCAGTAAAAGTTCAAATTGATACAGATTATGTATTAGATTATAAAGGGCAGTCCTTTAATAATTTTTATTATAATATTTATGGTCCGATGAATCTGATATCTGATAATGAAATGTATAGCTTGTCATCATCAACATCTAGTGTTAGTCCAAATTTAAGAATATCAAATGGAACAAATAATATTTTGGCAAGACAGAAAAATTTTGGAATTAAATTTGATGGGGGATTACCAACAAATGCTCTTATTACTGTACCAGATTCATCTTCTTATTCCGCCATTGAAATGTGGTATAGACCAGATTTTATTCCAACTCAAACATTAAGAACAAATAGGTTGGCAAACCCATCATTTGAGTCTTCTAACACTCAATATTGGGCAGTTGTAGCAAACAATAGAGTTTCTACTGGATCATCTTTATTTGGTGCTTCAGCGTGTATATCTGTTCAAAGTGCAGCAAATACAGCTGCAGGTATTTCTGCCTATGGAAATACTGGAGCAACAACATATATATCAGCATCACCTAATACTTATTACACTTTTTCGGCATATGTTAAAAATTTAAACTCTCCAGGAGGATTAATTACTGCAAGAATTAGAGACATTAATGCAACTACATTAGCGGTATCTGCAACTACATCAGCGGTATTTGTAACATCAACATCTTCATGGACAAGAGTCTATGTAACAATTTTAACAAATTCTAGTACTGGATATATAATTCCAGCAATATTTAATACAACTGGGGCATCAGCATTAGGAACACAAGTCTATATAACGGACGGAGCCATGCTAGAACAATCGTCATCATTAAATGAATACTTTGACGGATCATTTTCCACAGCATCTTGGAATGGAACTACTAATTTATCAACTTCAAATTTGCTATATGCTAGTCCAGTACATATAATAAATAATAAAATAGACCAAAGTATTAGTTCTGCTTCTATTGCTACCGCTCCAGCTATATACATAGATAATCTTGGAAAATTTAGATCTTTGGGGGGCACACTTTATATAAATGGAGCATCCGTAATTGACGGAACTTATTCCGCTAGTCAGAATGAAGTGTATCATTTAACACTTGTTTTATCTTCTCCAACTGCATCTAATTTATATTTAAATGGTGGAAATTTAGTAATGAACTCTACAAGAAGTAAGGGTACATATGGTTATTTACAATTTTGGAATAGTCCACCAACTTCAGAAGATATTTTAGACAGATATTCTCAGTTTACTGGCAAAACAATATATTCAATTACAGATCAAAATACAACAAAATTATACTCTGCTTCGTCAAAAGAAAGCTATATCATAACTAATCTTGGTTAACATATGTTACAAAATTTCGTTTTCGCAAACAAAAATGGTAAAATCTAGTTATGGGAAAAATGAATATAACAGAAGTAGAAGAAGTCTCTTACGGTCTTTATCTTTGGGAAACGCCAGAGGGTAAATTAGTAGTAGACGAAGATGGCAATTACCTTAATGTTCCTGCTATAAAAGGTGATATTGTTAGAATAAATAGATTAAAAAAAGCAGCAAAAAATATGGGCTTAGAAGGTCAGCCAGTTTGGTTTTCTGGACATCGACAAGTAACTGAAGATGAATATGAATATCAGAAACAAAGAATGGACCTTGGGTTAATTCCAGATGAATTAGATGTTCCTGCAATTAAAGAAGATATTGAACAAAAAAGAAAGATGGGTCTTTACAAATAATGACTAGCCTAACACCAGTACCTGATGATGATTTTGATTTTATGCAAACAATAAATATTGTTTCGGATAGAGATCGTGTTGCAAAATCTAAAGAATTTGAGTATGATGACCCATTTTCAAAAAATTGGGGAGAACTTAAAAAAGTTGATGGTCTTAGTGAAAACTTTAAACGTAGAGCAAATAGACTAGAAAAATCATTTACTGGTGTTGATGATGCTAAATCAAAAAAACTTGACCCACTTGACCTAACAGGATATTCCCTGTTTATGATTGTCCAGCCACCATATAATGTTATGTACTTGGCTCAACTTTTTGATCTATCTCCTTTTCACCATGCAGCAGTTGAAGCGAAAGTTGCAAATGTTATTGGTCTTGGATATGAATTCCAAGAAACACAAAAGACTTTAGATAAAGTTGCAGATGTAATGGCTACACCAGCAAAACTTGATAAAATTAGAAGAAATATTGCTCGTGGGCGGGTAGAATTAAAAAGTTATTTAGAAGGAATGAACTCTGACGATGGTTTTCTTGAAACACTTAAAAAAGCATATACAGTTTTAGAAGTTACTGGAAATGCATATATTGAAATTGGTAGAACTTCATCAGGTAAAATTGGATACATTGGTCATATTCCAGCAATTACAATGCGTATTCGCCGTCACCGTGATGGCTTTGTTCAAGTTGTTTATAACCGTTATACATTTTTTAGAAACTATGGAGATACCTTTACAGAAGATCAAATTGGTACAGATCCACGACCAAATGAAGTAATTCATTTAAAGAAATACTCACCAACAAATACTTATTATGGTATTCCAGATATTATGTCTGCAAAAAATGCAGTAGCTGGTGATGAGTTTGCTCAAAGATTTAATCTTGATTATTTTGAAAACAAAGCTGTTCCAAGATATATTATTACTGTAAAAGGTGCTCGCCTAAATGCAGAATCAGAACGAAAACTTTTAGAATTTTTCCAGACTGGTCTTAAGGGTCGTAATCACAGAACTCTTTACATCCCGCTTCCGTCAGATGGTGAAAATGCTCGTGTAGAGTTTAATATGGAGCCAATTGAAGCTGGAATTCAAGATTCATCTTTTACAAATTATGCAGTTGAAAGTCGTGACCGTATTCTTTTAGCACACCGAGTTCCAATTAGTAAGTTAGGAACTCCACAGGGCACATCTTTGGCGGGAGCTAGGGATGCAGATAAAACCTTTAAAGAGCAGGTATGTCGCCCAATGCAAGACTATATTGAAAAGAAACTTAGTGGAGTTATTGCTGAAATTACAGATGCATTTACTTTACAACTTAATGAACTTACACTTACTGACGAAGAGACACAGGCAAGAATTGATGATGTTTATCTTAAAGATCAAGTTATTGTTCCTAATGATGTTAGACTTCGTAAAGGTATGCCACCTAGAGCGGGCGGAGATGACCCATTAATAATTGGTGGAAAAGATGCAGCAGAAGCAAAAACTAATGCTAATGGCACTCGGCAAAGAGACCAAAAAAGAAAAATAAACGCTCCCGACACTCAGGGCGAAGCTCGTAGTCCAAAGGGTGAGGGAAGAACTCAGGGGTAATATGATACCGCAAATTTTGTATTGCATACAAAACTTGGTATCATTTAAGTAATATGAATATTCAAAAAGCCACATGGTTAAATGGGGATCGTAAGATGAGTCTTGCATTTCCATTTGCCAAAGTAGATAAAGCAAATCGCACAGTATCTGGCTTTGCTACATTGGACAATGTAGACAAGCATGGTGATATTGTTACATCGGATGCCAGCAAAGCTGCATTTGAAAGGTTTCGCGGAAACATTCGCGAAATGCATCAACCAATTGCAGTAGGAAAAGTTCTTTCATTTAATGAAGAAGATTATTACGATGCTAACGAAGGCAAAAATTATAAAGGTGTATTTGTACAAGCGTATATTTCAAAGGGTGCTCAGGATACTTGGGAAAAAGTTCTTGATGGCACCCTTACAGGTTTTTCAATAGGTGGAAATATTGTCACAGCTTCTATGGAAAAGGGTAATAATGAAACAGACGAAGAGCGTAGAGTTATTAAAGAATATGATCTACACGAATTAAGTCTAGTTGACAATCCCGCCAACCCACTTGCAAATGTTTTTTCAATTCAAAAAAGTGGAGATAATTTAATTTTTAAAGGTATGGCAACAGAAATTGAAACAGAAAATGTCTTCTGGTGCGGAACAGACCAGATTGCTACAGCTTATTCGGGAGAAACAAAGGATTGCAGCATTTGCGGCGATTCAATGGATACCATTGGCTGGGTTGAAAAAAATGATACAGAAAAGAATTCAGCTATTCAGAAAGTAGTTGACGGGTACTTGCAGAAAGATGATGCTCCAGGTCCAGATCATGGTCCAAATAATGTTGCATTGGAATCTGCATCAAGCCCAATTAATTCGCAGGATACAATTAATAGGTACCCTGACCAGAATAACATTAGTACCACCCGACAGGGTGTTATGGATGATACTAGAAAAAAAATCAGCAAAGGAGGTAGTATCGTGACAGAAGAAAATACAGAAATTCAAGAAGCTGAAGAAATTAACGAAGTGGTTGAAGAAAGTGATGATGCAGCAATTGAAAAGGCTGCAGATATTTCAGAACTAGAAGTCGATGAATTAGATTTCACAAAGATGGTTACAGACCTCAAAGACTTTGTTGGTGAAAAGCTTGAGAAAAGCGCAGATAGCGCAAAAGATAGCACAAAAGAATTTAAAAAAGCTCTAAAGGCAGAGACATCAGATTTGATAAAGAAATTTGATGAACTTACTGCTGAAAAAGAAGAGCTTGCTAAATCAGTTGATGCTTTAAACAACCTTGTTACCGAACTACAAAAGTCTCTTACAGAGACAAACGAAAGAGTCAACTCTTATGAGAATGACACTGCAATTAAAAAGTCTGGTGAAGTAGATTCACCAGCAATGGTAACAAAGGATGACGATTTTTGGCAAGGATCCTTCCTCGGAGTAAATGCCCTATAAAAAAACCACTATGAAAGGTAGGTGAAAAAATATGAGTAACGAACTTTTACAGAAAGTAATTGATACAACAAATCTTGGAACAACAGGATCTGATTTGTCAGGTGATGGTCGCACATTGTCAGGCACAGGTCTTCTTTACCCAGATCAGGCTAATCGTTTTCTAGATTACATGTGGGATGCAACAATTTTGGCTAAGTCAGCTCGTACAATCCGTATGCGCTCAAACGTAACCGAAATTGATCGTGTCGCAGTAGGTCAGAGAATTATGACAGTAGCTTCTGAAGATAATCCTCGTGATTTTACAGGTCAGTCAGGTACTAATCAGTACACACAGGCTGGTGCAACATTCTCAAAGATCTCTTTGACAACACGCAAGCTTCGTCTAGATTGGGAACTTTCAGCTGAATCTCTTGAGGATAACCTTGAGGGTCCAGACTTGGAAGATCACATTGCCCGTTTGATGGCAACACAGGCTGGTAACGATGTCGAAGATCTTTTGATTAATGGTGATGGTTCTTCAGCAGGTCTGATGGGTGCTTTCAAAGGCTTCCGCACACTTGCTAATACGAATGCACATGTTGTTGATGCACAGGGTTACGGTCTTGATAAGGCTGTATTCAACCTTGCTATCAAGCAGATGCCTCGTAAGTACAAGCAACGCCGTAATCAGCTAAGATTCTTCGCTGGTTCTAACTTGGTTCAGGATTATTTGTACAACTTGACTAACACAGTTGGCAACTTCCTCCCATTTGATATCTCTTCAGGTATCATCCGTGGTGATGTAGCTGCTAACGATGGTGGTCCAGGTACCACAACGCCATTCGCGTTTGGTATTCCAGTTATCAATGTTCCGTTAATCGATGAGACTCGTGCTGGCACATACGCTGGTGCAGTTACAGGTTCTCTGCATGGTGATGTCCACTTGACATTCCCACAGAACTTTATTGTCGGTATCAAGCGTGATGTTGTTGTTTATCGTCAGTTTGTGGCAAAGAAAGATACAATTGAATACACTCTATTCATTCGTGTCGGCTGTGCCCTAGAAAACTACGATGCACATGTTCTCGTTAAGAATGTTAAGGTAGCAGGAACAACTGCACCACAAAGTTCAACATTCGGTTCTCTTGCAAATGGGTCTGGTCTAACAGACGACACCGCAGTAAGAGGTTCAAATGTAAACTTTACGCCAGGTACTGGTGGAGTTTCAACCTTCTAACACTAAGCATGTTATGGGTAAAGGGAGCATATATTGGCTCCCTTTATTCATTTTTAATATTATTTGGTATAATAACTATATAAGAGAAAGAGGAATAAAATGTCTTTTAATACTTTAAAAGTACAAGAATTGCGAGATATCGCAGAATCATTTGCCGTAGATTTGCCAGCAAAAATTTCAAAGCAGCAGCTAATTATGCTACTTGAAGAAGAAGGCGTAACCTACGACACATACCAAAGATTTTTTGAGAGTGAAAAACTTGAACCACAGCCAGATCCAAGCCCAAGGGTACAAAATCTGGATGTATCTGCACCAAATGTTGTTTTGGTAAAGATGGAAAGAGGCAATATGTCTTATCAGGTTGGAAACTATGTTTTCAGTTACGAACATCCATTTGTTCCAATGGCAGAATCAGATGCTCAAAGAATTTTTGACACCTATGAAGGTTTTAGATTAGCTACACCTAGAGAAGTCCAGGAATTCTACGGCTAGTCTTATTGGAGGAATTTAATTGCAACAGATCCACAATGGAACTCAAGAAACAGTTTCATTAGAAATTTATAAGCAAGGACAATTAACTAATGCTGACGGAGCAGTATTAGTAAAAATTAAAGATGCAGATGACGGTACTATCCTACTGTCCTCTGCATCTGCTATTAACGAACAGCCCGAAGGCTATTACTCTTTTGAAATTACCCCAGATTTGACATCTGAAAATAGGGTACTTCAAATAATTTGGTCCTATACACTAAGTGGAAAATCCACATCACAAACACAATATTTAGAAATTATTACTCCATACGCCTTAGTTAGTGATATAGTTGATTATTATAATATTGGCACAAAGCCCTCAGAATTAAATTATTATTCACAATCACAGATATTGTCTGCAGAACAAATTGCTAGAACAATAATTAATAACTATACAAGTCTTGACTTTGGTAGAAGGTATGGTTTTCAAGAAATTTTTGGTTCTGGCAGCGATGCTTTAGAATTAACAGAAAAAATGCTTTATATTGATAAAGTATATGAAAATGAAACTTTGCAAATAGATTATACCGCAAGCCCAACATATAATGTTTTTGGGTATGACATAGAACTAAGTCCTACAGGAAAAGTTGCTAGAATCTTAAATACATTTAGTGATGTTAGATATGACAATCAGGTAGATCCAACAATTTTATATTACGGCAAATTCCGCGATAATGCCCGCTACAAAATTTACGGAGAAATAGGGTATAATTATGTACCCCAAGATATTAAACTTTGCTCTCTGTTGCTTGTAGGGGACCTACTGAGCAATGATTCAGCATGGCGCACAAAATATTTAAAGAGAGTAAATCTTGCTGAAGTAACCTTTGAATTATCGGCGGGAGCTTTTAATGGTACTGGTAATGTCATTGTTGACGGAATCTTAGATCAATACCGCAATTATAATATTGTGGTGATTTAAATGGCTATATTTCAACTTAACTCATATGTAAATACATTTATGAATATGTCTGCTGATATATTTGTTCAAAAAAATGTACAATCTGAAAGTGGTGCTATGACTCGTCAATGGATATATGATCAAACAATTCATTGCAAGGTTATGCCAGTTCAAGATAAAGGTGGTCGCGGTGTGTCAGATGATAAAAAATATAGCCCTGGATCTGCTGGATATATTGAAGATATTCATGTTAAAATGCAATCTCCAATTAGGCTTAGTAAGCGTTGGCGGATAGGAAATGTAGTTGCAGCAGATGGAGAAAGAGTATTTATAGAGCCAGATAAATTGGACCTTGAGGATACAATTTTTGATATTGTTTCTACCCACCCTGTTTTAGATCCATTTGGTCATATTGCTTATTATGAAATTAATCTACGAAGGGCACAGGTTCAAAATAATGATATCATTACAGTTTAAACATATAGATTCTTTGTACAAAGAACTAGAAAAAAAAGTTACTGGAATTGCCGAACTTATGACTCCAGCTACTAAAAATGAAGTTTCTAAAGCATTATTTACACTTACTGGTAAAAAATTTATAAAAGATATTGGAGTGGCAGCAAAACTAGATCCACAAAGATTTTTTCATGTATACGAATGGGGACAATTAGGAAGTCCAGCTGGAAAACTTTTTATAATTAAAAGAACAAGAGTGGTTAGTGGAAATCTTAGTATTAATTTTGCATTTACTAAGTCTAAGAAAAATGTTCCTGTTCCCGCCAAAATTAGTTCTAAAGTTAAAAAAAGAAGTATTTTTGCAAATAAGGCAGAAGTTATGGAATCTGGAAAACCTGTATCATTTACCACAAAACAAACAATTGTATTCTTGAGTCAAAAAGATGGCAATGTTCATTTTGTTGGACCTCGTGTTTTAATAAATATAAAAAATCCTGGCGGTAGAAAAACAACTGGAGCTTTTGAAAAATATGCTCATACTTGGTATTTAAAAAAATCCAATATTGTTTTAAATTCATCGGGACTAATAAATGCATTAAGTAAGTCTGTTACATCAACACTAAATAAAAAAGGTGCTGGACCAACAGAAGCAAGAATGGCTATTGCTAGTACTGCTCAAAAATATTCACAAGGAGTAACTCAATTTTAATGTCTAATTACACTACACTACCAGTCTTTGAAATAAATAAATATATTTGGGATCAGCTTAAAAATAATCAAATACTTGATGAAAATAACTACTATACAGATGAATTTATGGATATCCTAATACCAATTGTACCCGCTCAACAAATTCCAGAATTTAACAATTTGCTTCCAGGTCAAACTTATTTGATTTATGACTATGAAGATAAACCTAACCCAGAACATTGGTGGATATCCGAACAAATACTTACTTACTCAATTGTTTCTCCCAATTATGACACAATTAATCAAGTTATGAATATGTTAAAAGATCAATTTAGAAGATATGACGATTCTGCAAAAGATTTAAATACATGGTCTGGCAAATCTGGATACTATAATTTTCATTTTATATATGTAGATAGCGTAATTTCTCCGCAACACTTTGCTAGTGAAGGTGGATTTATGATGGGTGAAGTTCAAATATGCGTATCTTATGCAAGAAATTTAGATCAAAATGGTAGATTTTCTTAATTTGCTTTAATAGACCATTGTGGTAAAATTAAAACGAGGAAGAAAACTTGCCAATATTCTAAAAAAGAATAGAGGTGAAAAATAAATTATGGCAGATGTAAAAAATATTATTGTTGGTGCCGCCCAGATTTTTATATCTACAGGCACTAACGCAAACCGTCCAGACACAACAACAGGATCTTTAAACTTCTCATCTTCACTTAGTGCAAGATCAACTCTTCTTGGCTCAACTAACTGGAGAGATGTTGGTTACACAAATTCTGGTCTTGAGGTTTCTTACGAACCAGGTTACAACGATGTAATGGTTGATCAGTTGCTAGATGCAGCTCGTTTGTTCAAGTCAACAATTAAGGTAATGCTTAAGACTGAATTGACTGAAGGTACTCTTCAGAATATCAACTTGGTATTTGGTCAGGCTGAAACAATTACAGCATACACTGGTTCAACAGCTTCAAATATTGGAATTCTTAATGCATCAAGTTACACTGGTTCAGCAGCTTCGGTTACTGGTTCAGCAACATTGAACATTTCAGGTGGCGCACTTGGTGACGCTCCTGTAGAGCGTTCTTTGATCGCAGTTGGTAATGCTCCAGGTAAACTCTCGTTATCAGCATCATCATCAACTGGTGATGTTGCACTTGCAGCAGGTGCTAGGTCAGAGCGTGTCTATGTGGCTCGCCGTGTTGTACAGATTGAAGCATCATCCCATGGTTTGAAGCGTGATTCTGCAACTGTATTCCCAGTTCAGTTCCGTTGCCTACCAGACGATGCAGATAAATATGATGGCGCAGAATACGGTGTAATCATTGACCGTGTTCTAGGTAGTTAATATCTAAAACTTAGTAAACACCCCTCCAATTTATTGGGGGGGTGTTTATGTATTAAACAATAACTTTGGTATAATTCTAGTATACAAATAAAGGAGGTTGCTGTGGCAACAACAGTATATGATGTTGAGGAAATTCAACTATCAAATGGTGAGACATTAGTTATCAAACCACTTACAATTAAACACTTAAAGAAATTCTTAAAAGTAATGAAGAAAATGGAAGATCCTAAGATCGAATCCGAAGAGCAAGTTATGGAAATTTTTGTTGAAGGTGCAATGGTTTGTCTAGAACAGTTAAAACCAGAACTTTCAGAAGACCCTGAAGCATTTGAAGAGGTTATTGAAGTTCCTACACTTATGAAAATTTTAGAAGTTGCTGGAGGCTTAAAACTGAATGACCCAAACCTAAGCGCAGCGAATCTAGCTGGGATCAACTAGACCTCGCTGAACTAGAGTCAGAAGTCTTTCTTCTGGGTCATTGGAAAAATTATGATGACTTGGAAGCCAGTTTATCTGTTGAAGAATTGCTTGCTACACTTAAAGCAGTTTATAATCGTGAAGACAGATTCAATAGATTCCAAGCTGCGTTACAAGGGGTGGATCTTGATGAGAAATCAAATGATGAGGAACTTGTTTCGGATGTTAAAACCCTTACAGGGTACAGTGCTTCAAAGGCAGGATTTGGCATTGGTCTCGGTTTGGGATATGTGGAGGAATAATAAGTGGTAAATCGTATCGACATTCAAGTCAATGCTACTGGAAACTTTAGTCAACTTAATGCTCAGATAGCCGAGTTAAAGGCTGCAGTTGCACAACTGCAGTCTAAACCACTTTTAGGAGATACTGGAAGAGCAACTACCGCTCAACTTGCTCAAATTCAAACGCAGTTTGACAAAATGCTTTTGTCAACAAGAGCATTTAATATTGAAACTGTAAAGATGTCAAATGCTATTGACAACTTTGGAAATAGGCTTCAGGCAGGAAAATTACATTTTTCCGAATATGCCCGCATTTATCGTCAAACAATGAAGGGTATGCGTACAGAGCTGGACTCTCTTGCAGAATCTCAAGCCAGGGTTGCAAAATCCGTTGTGTTACCAGACGCACTAAGAACTGGGTACGCTAGAGTAATTACAAATCTCACATCTGATCTTAGATCACTTAATGCTGCAGAAGAAGCAGCAATTATAAAAACAAAAGCATTAAATACCGTTATACATGGAATGGGAACATCCCTTGTTAACATGGGTAAAAATACACAATGGGCAGGTCGTCAGCTTACCGTTGGTTTGACCGTTCCTGTTGCAGCGTTTGGTGCAATGGCTGCTAAGGTATTTAAAGATGTAAATACAGAACTTACTAGAATGCAGCGAATGTACGGTACTGGTCTTACATTACCAAGCGAACAAGAAATATCAAAAGTATCAAGTCAAGTTATTGCTCTTAGTAAAACAGTTGCTGAGAATATGGGTATTGCTCAAGCAGAAACTGTTAAGGCTGCTGCAAACTTTGCTGCAGTTGGTGTAACTGGAGATAATCTTGTTAAAGCAACAGAACAAGCCATGAGGCTTTCAAAACTTGGTGCTGTATCTTCAGATGTTGCTCAAAAAACAATTGTTTCTCTACAGACAACATTTAAGGTTGGCACAGAAGGTGTAGCAGAAGCTGTAAACTTCTTGAATGATATTCAAAAGCAGACATCTACAGACTTGCAAGATTTGACCGATTCAATTCCCCGTGTTGGTCCTATTGTTGCACAATTGGGTGGAACATATAAAGATACTGCCGTAATGATGGTAGCTATGAAAGAAGCTGGTGTTCCAGCAGCACAATCTGCTAACGCAATTAAGTCGGCAGTTGCATCTATGATTGGTCCAACTAGCCAAGCTAGGGCTGAATTTGATAAATATGGAATTAGTCTTACAAAAATAAAAGATAGTACTCAGGGCAATCCAATTCAAATGATTCAGGCTTTGCAGGATTCTATGTCTAAATTATCTCCACTTGTAAAAGAACAATTAATTGAAAAGCTTTTTGGAAAATTTCAGTTTGCTCGTGTTACCGCCCTGCTTGAAAATCTAGGTCGTGCAGGAAGCCAGACCGAAAATGCTTTTAAGGTTGCAAAAGCAAGTGCTTCAGAACTTGCTAATCTTGCTAATCAAGAAATGAAAATTGCTACAGAATCAACTACTGCAAAATGGTCTAGAGCATTAGAAAGTTTTAAAGCAACATTAATGCCACTTGGCGAAAAGTTTATGAAATTTGGAACAAAGGTTCTAGAATTTTTTACTAAAATTATGCATTTCTTGGATAGATTTAAACCATTAGAAAATTTGTTAGTTAATGTTTTGGGTGGGGCAGCCGTAGTTGGTCCAGTTTTAATGTTGGTTGGTTTGTTTGGAAACCTTTTTGGTAATATTATTAAAGGCGTAAATTACTTCAGAATATTTGCTCGTGGAGTTAAATCTGGCGGGGTTATAGAAGGCTTTAGAAGCATGGCTAACTTCTTTGAAATGATTAATGTTGAAACATTAGCATCTTCAAAAAATATGGATGGTCTTACAACATCCACTGAAAAAACCGTAGAAGCGTTTACCGTACTTAACCATGAAATTGGCATAATGACCAAAAGCCTTAATGAAGTATTTGCTCGTAGTACCAGAATGCCAATAGTTGCGTCTCCATACGCACAACAAACATTAGCTGAACTACAATATGCTAATCCAAATTATAATAAAACTGCTGGTGCTACTGAATCTATAGAGCGAGCACATATGTTCGCAGGAGCAAGAACTTGGGGGGGTTGGATAAATAACGAGCAAAATATTCAAGGTCAACACCCGATGCTTGAAAGGTTCTTAGGAAATAAATCAATGTTCCCTAGCACATCAGATCAAGAAGCTTGGATGAGAAAAGGTACATCAGAGCAATGGGGTGCACCAGTTCCATCTGGCGGTGCTGCTGCAGAACTTCAACGAAAATTTAAAAAAGAAGATGTTATCTATGGACCAAAATTTGGGGTAAGCAAAGAGGATGTTTATACTAGAGGATTCCAAAAACTAGAACAAATAAAACTTGACATTATTACTGGAGAAATTAAAGCAGATTCTAAAGCAGCTGCAGAAATGGAAAAAATTGCTGCCCTGCCAATAGAAGAGCAAACTGCAGCGTTAACATCAATTATTGATAGAGTTGTATTTAGCGAAGAGCAGTATTTTAAAAATCTAATTGAAACACTTGTACAATCTCAAGCATTACTTTCTGCTCCAGAAGACATGCTAAAAGCTGTTGACATGAAAATTAAGACAGTTATGTCTGATCCAACCATTGCAGATAAACCAGCAGAAATTCAAAAAGTTATTGGAGATTTTAATAGAGACTTTAAGCTTCTTGGTGGAACTATTGTAGAAGATATTTCTGCTTACCGACTTTTAGTTGAAGAAGCAATTATGAGCACAAATAGTGCATTTGAAACAGCAATTGTTGCAGCGCAATTTAGAGCAGGAATTGTTAGTGGTGCAGAAATTTCTGGTGGCATTAGATCATCTGCACTTGGCAAAGTTGCAAGTATGGACAAACAACCATTATCTCAGGCTTTATTATTTGCTAGACAAGTTCCAAAAGGTTTTCAAACTGGTGGAGCAATTCATGCACAAGATGGTGTTTGGGTTCCAGGTAGTGGTTCTGGAGATAGAGTTCCTGCAATGCTTGAGCCAGGAGAATTTGTTGTAAATCGTAATGCTGCTAAACAATATGGCGGGTTATTAGAACATCTTAATTGGAATGCTGCTCCAAGATTTGGGACTGGTGGGGATACTGGATTAGAATCGATTGGAATTAGAGGATATCAAAATGCTGGAGCAGTAAAACCAGATACTAAAAGTACTATAGTTGCTAGATTTGCAAGAGAGTTACTTGGTCCAGAGTGGGAAAGCGTTGAAGGGGTTTCAAGTCTTTTAGATTATTTTGGAAAACCAGAATTTAATTTTGCCGAAGCATCTCATGGACTTGTTGGAAACTCCGAAATAAAAAGAATCAAAGATATTGTATTTGGCTCACATTTTCCAACTGGTTCGGCATATATTGGTTCTGGAGAATTAAATCAAATATTTGGGCATTTATCTCATAACCCAGAACTTTTAAATAAAATTTACTCACAAATGCATCCAGATTTAGTAAGGTCTATTAGTCCAAATATTTCAACAATGATAAGGCGTGGAACACAACCAATAGATTTTGAAGAATTTAAAAGTGCAGAAATATTATTAAAAGAAATGACTAGAACTATGGGAAATTATGTTCCTACTAGATATGGGGTACAAAAAGTTTCAAATGCTATTGAACACATACAAGAAATGCTTAGGGGAGTTACCAAAGGAAATGAGCATATTCTTTATAATAGAATTGGTGTAGCTACTCTACTAAGTGATTTTGTTAAAAGTCATAGAGGCTCTCCGCAAGATTTGATGAAATATATAGAGTCTGGTGGAACAGTAGCAAATCCATCATTGCATGGAGATGAACAATACTTAAAGGAACTTTATCCAGCAATGGCTGAAACAATGGCATCATTAAAAAATTCATCAAACGAAGAAAATCTTTTGCGCTTAGAGTCTATGCCAAAACCATTTCAAACTTTTAGTTCTAAATTTTTAGGTCCAAAACTTTATCAAAAAGGCGGTGGGATTTTAGGATATCAAAGTGGAGTTACACCAGTCCCAAGTATGGCATCTTTAACTAAAGAAGAACAAGACGTTTTGATGAAAGAGTATATTCAAAAAACTATGCGCCCATCAAGTGCGTTAAGTTTGTTACAAGAACAAATTTATTCTGCTGTTACCCCAACTCAATTAGATTTAATGCGAAGAGGTTACGGACATGAAATTTTACAAAGCAATCCAAAACTTGCAAAATTATTAGAAGAATATACTTTTAATACAAAATCATTTGTTCTTCAACCAGGGTATTTACCAGAAAAAACTAAATTTGACTTTTTCAATACATTAGGTAAAGATGAAAAATTCCTTTTAGGTATGAGTAAAACTCAATTTCAAACTTGGCAACCAACATCAATGTTTTCTACTAGCGAAAGGTCTCCTTTATTTACTAGAACTTTAGCTCAGGCTATTAAAGAACAAGGAAGAGGAATTGGAAGCATTGGAATTGTCCCAGAAGAATTAGATTTAAGTCCGTTTAGTCAAAAAATGTATGAAAATTTAAGAAAACGGGGAATGCCAATAGAAACTTCGGGCAGGGAATATGATTTTAGACCAAACTTATACTCACAAAATGATGTTGGTTTAGAAGACTCAAGAAGTACAACAAGTAATATTGTAGATAGACTTTTAAGAAGAATAACAACAGATGCTCTTTTTAATAATTCATTTACCTATGGCAATTATGGCTCTTCAGGCAATAGACCTAATTCATCTTTTATTAATAAAGCTTATGTAGAACAAGTGGATGTTCAGCATAGAATTCCAGAAATAGAAGCAAGAGCAACTATGATGAGATTTTTGAGACAAGGCTTGCTTAAGCAAAAAGGTGGCGGAATTCCAGGATATGAAGAAGGTGGCGGTCCTACATGGATGGCTAGAGGTAATCCATATACAGAAGAACAATTCCAAAAATCTTTAGAATCTTGGATCCGCCCAGTTCTTCATGGAATGGCTCCTTGGAATAATCCCGAAAAAGATACTTATAGACCTATGGGAGAAACATACAAGGGTTTCTACAGAGATATATTTAATGACCAGATGAGAAATATTGGTAGACAAGATCTTTTAAGAGCAATGGTTGTTGACAATGTTAAGGGTGGACAAAATATGCACCCCTGGATTACAAGTCTAGTAAATGCAGCAGAAGATCGTTATTACCCAGAAGGCTGGATGTCTGAATCAGGTAACAGGGTTCCAGCTATGGCAAATTATCAAGGTCCTTGGGAAGCATCAACAACAAGACCGTTTACATCCTTTACTGATATTAAAGATACTAGATTTTTAAAGAAAAGATTTATGCCAGACTTTGATGATAAAAGATTCTGGAATGCAATGGTTCGTGGAAATAAACTTCCATTTTTCTTCCATGCAATGACTGGACCAGAAACTATGGGTCTTCCAGTTTCAAAATTGTTTAATGGACAAACTTACTATGGAAATGAAAAAGAGTATGTTTTACCACAGGGTCAAAAATTTCCATTAACTGGATACAGTAGTGACCTTGCTACTAGATTGCCAATTGTTCACTCTATTGCTCCTGGCTCAACTAAAATGATTAATGGAGTTAGAATTCCTGTTGCTCAAACTGGCGGTATGATTCCAGGATTCCAAGAAGGATATACAGATTATCTTGGTAAAAAAATTACAGGTCCATTAGGTTATGCTGTTCAAAGTGGAATTACTGGAACATATGATTTAGAAACTAGCACAGGACCACAAACAGCATATCTAAAACAAATGTTTGAGCCTGGAATGTTTGATTATGGTGAGGCTCCAGTAGATAAAAGAAAAATGATTATGGAGGCATTCCTTAATCAATTGCAAAGAGGTTTAGGCGGATCTCAGGCTGCAATAGATCAAGTATTTTCAAGACTTATTGACCCAGCTGGTGAAGGCGCACTAAAAGAAACTTTTGTTTTAAGATCAAAATTTTTGGAAGGTTTTGATACTTATAAGGGTTCTGGATTATCAACAACAGTTTCTCCACAAGATTTTAAAGGAAGAATTGATCCAAGACAAACATTCCAAAGACATATGGAATCATTACTTATTGGCAATCAAGACCTGCATGACGAAAATTTTGGTTATGTAGGCAAAGTACCAACAGTGGTTGACAGCGGAATAACTTCCATGCATTATCTATTAAAAGATTCTGGTGGATTTAATGGCAAAATACCTGAACATGTAGATATGGGAAGCATGCATGAAATGGGCAAACTTGCAAGTGTAGCAAAAACTTTACTTAAAGAACAAGGAATTAACATTGAAGACTTTAGTAAAGGTTATTTAGAAACTTTAAGGTCAAAAGTTTCAGAAGAACTTATTCATAATGCATTATTAAAAGCAACTGGTGGAGTTCCTGAATTAATGACAATATTTGATGAACTTACACAAAAAAGTTATGGGGCAAACTTTGTTCCAGCAATTAATAAAGTTTTGCATGCAAGATTAGATAGCATGGCAATGTATACAGACCCTACAAATTCTTTTTCAAGAATACTTTCGACTTATGCACCTGTGTCTAAACCAGCAATGACACCCAGTTTTATGAAAAACTTTATAACTACTAAACTTCAGACTGGTGGAAGTGCTTGGGTTCCAGGATTTGGTGAAGGAGACAGGGTTCCCGCCATGCTTGAGCCTGGTGAATTTGTAATAAATAAAAAAGCTGCTAAGGCATATGGTGGCTTATTAGAAGATATTAACTGGAATAAAGCTCCTAGATTTGACACGGGCTATACTGGTGGTCGTTCACCTAGAGGTCAAGGAGATTATATAACTCGTGCGAGGGAACAACAAAGGGGACTAAGTGCTAGAGAATTAGTCAGAGCTGAACAAGGAATGGGCAGTGGAACAACTCCTGTAGATGCAGCAAGAATTAATGCTGCTCAAACACAAGCACAATTTAGCAGAATGATGTCTGGTCTTCCAAAAATTGGTTCAACCTTAATAGAGTCTGGTGCTAGATTGCGAGATGGAGTTCTAATGGGTGCACAATCTATGAAAGATTCTGCAATAGCAACTAGACAAGCTAATGGTGCTAGAGCCATGATTTTAAAAAATGAAGCTTTATCTTTACAAAAATGGCAAGAAAGTAGAACAATGTCTGCATTTAAAACTGGTGTTCAAAATCCAGCTTATTTTGGAAAAGCTCCAGAAAGTTTTACTACTGGTCAAAAAATAGCCTATAATGTTGGAGCAATGACAAACCCATCACTTCTGGCACAAAAAGGACTTTCTGGATTAATGTTAGCTCAACAAGGTGCACAAAAAATAGTTAATGCTGGTTCTAATTTTGGAGCTGGATTCTCTGGAGCAAGGCAAATGTCAACTCCGTACATAGATGCTAAGGGAGAAGTTGCTTATCGATATGCAAAGATGAGCGACATGAATACTATGGGACAAAAAGCTGGTTTCTTAATGGGTAGACAATCTAGACCAGGAATGGGATCTATGTTTGGTGGTCAAATGGCTATGATGGCAACACAACAAGCTACAGCTAATATGCAAGAAGGCACAACAAAATCTACCATACAAGGACTTGGAATGGGTGCGATGATTGGTGGCATGACCCCACTTGGTCCAATTGGTGGTGCGGTAGTAGGAGCAATTGCTTCAGGTGCCTATAGTATGTATAAACAGCATGAACAAAAATTAAAAAATGCAGCAGCTTTTGTTAAAGATGCATTAAATGTTGATGCTGTAGCAATGGAGCACCTAGGATTAAAAGCTAGAGACTTTTCAAACATCATGGTTGATTCTTCTGGGAAAATTACAACAGCAACATCAGATTTTCAAAAACAAGTAGCAGATTATAAAAATACTCAAGATGAAGATACAAAAACTGCTATACAAGGACTAAAAGATAAACTTGCTGGCGGAGATATCTCAGGAATAACCGCAGAGCTAAAAACTAGAATTGGTACTGCAATTAGCAGCCTTCCAAATCCACAAGATTCAAAAGCTATTAAAAAAGTTATGGAAGATAACAAAGCATTCTTAGCTAGTGCTGGTGTTGGAAATACTACAATTCAAAAAATAACCAAAGACCTTGATCCAACAAAAATGACTGCTAAAAGCATTCTAAATCAATCTTTATCTCTTACCCCATTTACTGCACATAGGGTATCAGGGCAAATGAATCCAAAAACAGGAAAATATGATACATATAATACTTATGATGTTGCGGATAAAGATAAATTTAAAGCATTTTTAACACAAGCTCAAACAAAAACTGATCCGTTGCAACTTGGAGCAATGTTTTCTGGAAAAAATCCAAAAGCATCAGATAGTTATGACAAAAATAGTAGCAATTTTGCTAAATTAAAATTAAGTATGAGAACAGATCTTGCAGGAATTCAAGGACAAAGTTCAGGGTGGAATATATTATTAGATCAAATGAAAAAGGTAGATCCTCAATTAGCAAAAATAGATCAAGGATATGCACAAAATATTAAAGATGGAACATCTATTATTAGAATAAATAATCTGATGTCTATGGGTCTAAAACAACTAACATTTGCCCAACAACAAAATATAAATACTCATCCAGAGATTATTTCAGGACTAGAAAGACAATATTCAACACAGTCTGCAGTTACATCGGGCATGTCAGATTTTCTTTCTAATGCACAACAGTATGATGCTCAACAAAATGATCAAGCAGATGCTGCAAATAGAGCAGCAGAAGCTTTGCAAAATCAAAAAAATCATATAAATGATTTAATTAATGGACAACAAGACTAT